AAAGCCGACCCCTTTTTTCATGCCCACTGACGGGCATGGAAGGAGACAGACATGGAATGGATCGAGAGACTGACGCTGCTGATGATCATTGTTGTCGTAACAGCTGGCATGGTGGGACTGGTTCTCATCGACGAATGCCTGACGGAAGGGCGCTAAGATGGTCATCAAGTATTATGGTTTCGGGGAACTGCCAAGCCCCACATACCAAGAGTATCGGAACGCAGTGCTCAATGTGCTGCGATCAACCGACACCCAGTTCGCAACAAGCCACATCACCAACGCCACGCCATCGGCCTGCGTCTGGCTGGTGCCTGGCACCTTCGATCTGGAGGGGCGCCATGTGGAATGACAGCTTCGATGAGCGCGAGTATCTGCGCGACGATCTGCTCATCGAGGCCGACCTCATGGCCGAGGTGCAGTCAGCCTCGTTCTGGGAAGGGTATCGGGAGGATGAACTGCCGGTAGCCGAGCGCGACGTCAGCTATGAGGATGAGTGGGACTGGGCAGCTGCCGCCTAGCACCCGCCCCAGCGCTCAACCATCACCGCACACGAGAGGCCTGATCCTCCAGTAAACCGAGAGATCAGGCCAAACACGACTGCAACGCCAATGATAATGGCAAAGCCAAGCCATGCCTTGCGGTCGCTGGGTTTCACAGTTCGCGGATCAGCCTGCGCACCCGCCCATAGACATCGGCTTCAGATGCTTTGATGGGCCGGAAGTTCACGTCGCTTGCAGTGGCAGGGTAGAACACGATCAGGCTGCCCTGCCACTCACCGATCTTGGTGGCACCATCATGCTGGAACAACACCACATTGCCGGGCTCGAGATCCTTGGCTGCCATGCGCTCGACCAGGATGCGATCGCCAACTGTAATGCCGCGGGCTGCCATGCCAAGGGCGGGCACGTCAGTGACAACACAAGGTCCGTCCACAGGGCCGTCAACTGCAATGGTTTGCAGTGGCGAGGCTGGGTTCATCACATACTCCCAGAGTTGTCTTGGCGAAAACGCCGAGAGCAGCTTACCGTTGAGTAGAGGAACTTGCCAAGAAGAACTTACGTTAAGGTCATGTGTAAAACTTAGCTTTGGTTGCGAGCCTGCTGCGCGTGACAGTTTTGAGATTGTGGCGCCAGAAGGAATGATACCGGAAGTTGGAGATAGAACGCGCGTGATGTTGGTCGGCGATGTGCCGGCACGCTTGGCCCATTCATTGGCTGACCAGCCCTTGGCCGCCATGACTTCACGCATCCAGACCTTGACGGCGCGACGCGCCGGATCGTCATCACTCATTATGGTCCCCAGTATTATCGACAAACCTACGGCATCAGCAATGAGATGCAGACCCATCTGCGTTAACCTTTTCTCCCCCTAGAGGGTTATACGTAGAGCACGGATGCAGCAAAACACAATATGTTTGTGCATCTGTGCACTGCAAATCTGTACGATTTTGGGAAAACTGCATCGCTGCCCTTGCACCACTGCAGCAAATCAGAATATCTAAGAAGCACTCCTGCATTTGTGCAGTAGCAAGGGAGGCTTCGTGATCAAGACATACCCGGAACAGTTGCAATCACTCGCCGAAACTGCGGGCATTGAACTGAAGGACGCTTTCCACAGGGCAGGCGTGCCGTCCTCAACCTACTACCGCTCGGTCAAGGGCACACGCGCCATGACCTACGAGACTGCTGTGAAGGTGGCAGATGCCATCACCCAGTTCCAGCACACCTAGACGCACCGTCCACACCATCGAGGGGCGGAAGCTCTTTGATCCGGTGATCGAGCAGCTGATTGTTGCCCGCCATCACCGCGGCCTGCGCCAGGCAGACGTCGATGCCCTGATCGGTTGCGCCGAACGCCTCGTCTCCAAGTGGGAATGCCGGGACAAGTACCCCTCGAACTACAACCTCGTGCTCTGGGCACAGGCCCTCGGCGTGACCCTTACCGTCCAGATGGAGACGCCTCATGCCGAGGAACAGTCCGCTCAACAAGGCCGTAGCCGAACTGGGCCGTATGCCCAACGCGCGTTACAAGAAGCGTTATCAGCCGAAGCACAAGAAGGACGGCACCTTCAAGGTTTCGAAGCTCGGCAAATACAACAGCCGTGGCATCAGGCTCGACGGAGCCTTCTTCCATTCTGAGGCAGAAGCCAACCGCTACCTCCAGCTCAAGGTCATGGAGGCAGCCGGCAAGATCAGCCGGATCGAACGGCAGGTGCCCTACCAGATCGCCATCGACGGCACCCATGTCTGCACCTACAACGCAGACTTCCGTTACTTCATTACTGACCCAATGGGCGGCACGCTGGCGATCGTCATCGAGGACGTGAAGGGCCAGCGCACTCACGAGTTCATCCTCAAGAAGAAGCTGGTCGAGGCCAAGCACAAGATCAAGATCGTCGAGCTGCCCGCCTCATGGCTCAAGCATTACGAGGGCAGGCACGCCCTTGACTGCATGCCGGTCATCGACCAGCTCGAGAAAGAGAAGAAGACCCGCGCCTCTGCACGCAAGGAAGCCCGGCGCCTGAAGCTCGAAGCCGAGCGTGATGCCAAGCAGGACATGAAAGCAGGCTGATCCTCCGGGGTCGGCGCGCGCCCCGGTGCGGGGCGAGGGGCGCGCTTCGCCCCGTCGGCAATCAGCAATGGAGAACGCATGGCAGATGACCATGAAGACAGGATCACCGCTCTCGAGGAGGAGGTGGCGGCACTGCGGCGCATCGTGAACGGTGTGCCGGCCAGTGCCGTGAAGAAGAAGCGGGCGGCCCAGCTGCCCGTCAACTGGCAACCGGATGAGGCTGACGTCGTGAAGCTGTCGGCCTCGTTCCCCAACGTGGACATGGACAATGAGACAGATAGCTTCCGTGATTACTGGACCTCCCGTGGCGAGGCCCGAGCCGACTGGTCAGCTGCCTACCGCAATTGGATCCGCAAGGCAGCCAGTTTTGCCAAGGCCCCAGTCACCCGTCTGCAAGCCCGACCCGTTGGACGAGCTGCCGCCATTGGTGAGAGCAATCGTGCCCGAGTCGACGGCGCGCTTGATAAGCTACATGCGCTTCGCCAAGGAACCGGTGCCCGATCATCTAAGGGCTAGGGCAGCGGCTGCACTGAAGACCCTGAAGGACAAGGCCGAGGACTACAAGCCGCCCTCCGATCCGGCCGACGTCATCACCTCCCTCGAGCTGGTGGCCAAGACCCTCCAGGTCGAACTGCCCGACGAGGATGGGCTCATGGTCTATGCCGCCATCCTCTGCGAACTGCCCACTGCAATCCTGAAGCAGTCGGTCATCGAGGTCTGCAAGAACCACAAGTATCCGAACATGCCAAAGCCCGCCGACTTCCTCGAAGCGGTGAAGGATCAGGCGTGGCAGTGGCGCTGGCTGCACCTCACTGTCGACCAGCTGATGAAGCAACTCGACGCTGCATAACTGCAGCAGATTCTACCTTCGTTTGCTTGCAATGCTGCACGAATGCAGCGAGTATAACTTTACACTAAGAGAGGAGTGCACACATGCACGGACTGATAGACGTGACGCCGCAGGTCGAAATCAACGGCGCACTGGAAGAGCTTGGCTATCATGGCACCACCCTCACACGGTGGGCGACGTCAGCCAAGATCGCCCGCAGCTATAACCAGAGATACGACGGCGAAGCCTACCTCGGGCTGCTTGTCGAGGAGCTGGAGAAGATCGAAGCGCAGGCCAACCGGCTTCGTCGCGCCTTGAGTGCTGCATCTGTGCAGTATGTTTCACATGAAACCAAGGAGATCGCAGCATGAGTGCAGCCATGGACAGGCGCGGCTACGTCGGCGGGTCCGACGCCAAGCGCATCATCGAGGGTGACTGGCTCGCCCTCTACGAGGAGAAGGTCGGCATCCGCCAGCCCGACGATCTCTCCGACGTGTTCCGCGTCCAGCTGGGCACCTTCACCGAACCGTTCCACCACCAGTGGCTCCGCACCAAGCTGCTGATGGATCTCCTGCCGCCGCAGGAGCAGCTGGCGCATCCCGATCTGCCGTGGCTGCGCGGCCGCATGGATGGCTGGTGGCAGGAGCAGGGCACCTTCATCGAGCTCAAGCACACCAACGAGCGGGCCACTGTCCGCACCATGGTCGAGACCTACCAGCCGCAGATCGCCCACTACTGCCTCGTCTCCTGCCGTGACCACGGCTACCTGTCCTTCATCGCCGGCAACAATGACCCGGTGATCTGCAAGGTCGAGCCTTCACCCGCCTACCTGGCCGAGCTGCTTGAGCTCGAAACAAACTTCTGGTGGCACGTCGAGAACGAGATTGCCCCTGACCTGCGGGGCAGTGCTGAACAGTTTGCCGACGTCCATGCCGAAGCCAAGAACGTCAAGGTCGACGGCTTCAGGTTTGTTGACATGAGCGGCAACAACCAGTGGGCCGACATGGCCCGCACCCTGATCGAGACCAAGCCCGCGGCCGAGCTGTTCGACAAGACCAAGGACGAGATCAAGTCGCTGGTCGAGAAGGACGTCGCCGAGGCAACCGGCCACGGCCTGACCATCAAGCGGGACAAGCGCGGCGCACTGCGCTTCACCTTCGACCGGGAGGCAGCGTGATGGCCAGGACAAAGTCTGGTTCCAAGTCGCAAGCCTATGCCTTTCTGCAGCGCATGCTGGGGCAGGGGCTGATCGAGCAGCACACGCAGGAAGACGGCACGATCCGCTACTCGATGACCGACAAGGGCAGGGAAGAAGCCGACAAGTTCCGGGAGGCTGCGTGATGGGTGGCATGAAGGAACTCTGGATGCAGCGTCAAGCGCAAGCCGACGAGGCGGCAGCCGCAGCTTACGACCACGCCATGCGCTACCCGTCAGCCCCCGGCTGGAAGGACCCCGGCATCTCCAAGGAAAATGCCACGCGCATCACCGACAGCTCGAACATCAGGCTGGCTCAAGTGCGCCAGCAGTTCGAGCAGGGATTCACCGGCACTGCCGACGAGCTGGCCGAGTGGATGGGCTGGTCGCCCTTCACCATGCGCCCGCTCTGCACAAGGCTGCGCCAGCTCAACGTGATCGAACGCACGCCCGAGCGCAGGCGAGGGGCCGGAGGCGGCACCGCCGCCGTGCTCCGACTGAAGCACAACACACCGACTGCCGCGTGAGGCTGCGCGCGCGCCGCCCGCTCGAATGAGCGGCGCGCTTCACCTCCCGCTCGATGAGATCCCCAACATGGAGAAGACCAATGGCCGATGACGCCAAGACGTTCCGCGGAGGCGGAGCCAACATCTATCAGCGCATGCATGCTGTGATGCAGGAGATCAAGTACGTTCAGAAGGAGAAGAAGGCTGGCATGCGCTACAGCATTGTCAGCCACGACAGCGTGACCGCACTGGTCCGCCCGCTGTTCGTGAAGAACGGCATCGTTTGCTACCCCACCCAGTTCGAGATGGCCCAGGTTGGCAACCGCACCCAGCTTACCTGTGCCGTGGTCTTCCAGAACATCGACGATGTGAATGACCGCATGGTCGTGGCGTCGGCCGGCTTTGGCATCGACGATCAGGACAAGGGGCCGGGCAAGGCGATCAGCTACGCCGTCAAGTATGCCTACCTCAAGGCGCTGTGCCTCGAGTCAGGCGATGACCCGGACGAAGATCAGGACGTGGTTGCCAAGCCCGGCATCACCGACAAGCGCCGCTCTCAGATCGAGGAGTTCAAGGCGCTGATTGCTGGCGCCCCTGACATGGACCGTCTCAACACCATCCGCGACGAGTTCAAGCCAGTGCTTGACGATCTCGTCAGCGATGGCTTCAGCGCCTTCGTCGTCGAGGCCAAGTCCAAGTGGCAGCAGAAGGCAGCGACCTTCAAGAAGCCTGCGGCACAACCGGCATGACGCCGTGCACCACATGCGGGGGGAGGGGGGTGACTCCCTCTCGCCGATCCAACTGGTCCACTTGCAAGCACTGCAAGGGACAATCCCACCAATGGCTCACAGAGGAGAACAGTTATGTCTTCACTCAATCAGGTCTCACTTATCGGTCGCCTTGGCAAGGACCCGGAGGTTCGTCACACGCAGGGCGGTAAGCCCATCGCAAACTTCTCGGTCGCCACTTCCGAAACATGGAAGGACAAGTCGGGCGAGAAGCAGGAGCGCACCGAGTGGCACAACGTCGTCGTGTTCAACGAGGGTCTTGCCAACGTGGTCGAGAAGTACTTGCACAAGGGTTCTCAGGTCTACGTGCAGGGCCAGATCCGCACCCGCAAGTGGGAAGATAAAGACGGCGCCACCCGCTACACCACCGAGGTTGTGCTCGATGCCTTCAACGGCGTGCTGCGCATGCTCGGCGGAAAGCCTGAAGGCGGCGCATCGGAAGGCGAGCCCAAGCCACAGGCCAAGGCCAAGCCGCAGCCCGAGCCTGACGAAGCGCTGCTCGACGACGAAGTTCCGTTCTGACCATGCGCCTCGGCGACATCATGCGGGAGGCTCGCATCCGTGCGGGCCTCTCCCAATACGACCTCTCCTGGGCGGCCAAGGTGTCCCGCCCACAGATTATCGGCATCGAGAAAGGCACCGTCCTCCCGCGCTTCGACACGCTGCAGAAGCTGGCGCACGCGCTCAATCTGGAGATCATGATCCGTGAACAGTCTTGTGAGCCAAGTCCTCGACCGGCTCGTCGCCGACATCGAGGCCGGAAAGAACCCATGGAAGAAGTCGTGGAAAGGCAGCAGCGGCATGCCGCTGAACGGCACGACCGACCGGACCTACCGGGGGATCAACACCCTGATCCTGTGGCTGGAGGCTGACGCCAAGGGCTTCAGCTCTAAACGCTGGGGCACCTTCAAGCAATGGGGCGGCGCTGGCCGCTACGTGAAGAAGGGCGAGAAGGGCACGCCCATCGTCTTCTACAAGGTAATCGAGAAGGGGCAGGGGGATGACGCCACCACATTCCCTATGCTCCGGGTCAGCTGGGTGTTCAACGAAACCCAGCTCGACGGCGAGGCGGCGCAGCCACAGGCAGCGGAGCCGCCGACGCCGGAGGAGAAGCATATCAGGGCCATGGCTTGGCTCGATGGGCTGGGCATGAAGATCGGGCAGGGGGCGCCAGCCTATATCCCGGCACTCGATGAGCTGCGCATGCCGATGCCGTCCGAGTTCACCAACCTCGATGAGTACTGGGCCACGCTGTTCCATGAGTCCGTGCACTGGACCGGCCACAAGTTGCGGCTCAACCGCAAGCTGGTCAGCCAGGGGGCAGAGCTCGAGTATGCAGCCGAGGAACTGGTGGCCGAGATCGGTGCGGCCTTCCTTAATGCCAGCTTTGGCATCGACACCGAGAAGAACAATGCAGCCTACCTTCGGGGCTGGCTGTCAAAGTTCGACAACAAACGCGAGGCAATCTTCGAGGCAGCCAAGCAGGCGGGACGCGCCTTCGAGTTCCTGACTGTTCAACCTCAAGCAATGGAACAGGCAGCATGATTCGCAAGATTGGCACCACGTTGCGCATGACGCCTGACGTGGTGCGGATCGACGTGCCGCTGCGCCATGTCGATGACCTTCCCGGCCTTGCCCGCAGGCTCGAGGAGTTGGCCTCCCAGCTGCGGGCGACCCATCAGTCCGAGCACCTGAACAACAACGGCAAGCTGTCGGACGCCTATGCCTTTCTTCGAACCCTCAACATCAGATTCAAGAAGGAGTACCCTCGATGACCATCCAGACCGTCAAGCTCGCGCAGATCCTGCCTGACCCCGAGACCAACTCGCGCCACCACTCGGCGTCTGAAACCGGGCTCAAGGAACTGGCCGACAACATTCAGGCGATCGGCCTGATCCTGCCGCTGGCGGTACGTCCCGTTGGTGACGGCCTCTACCGTATCCTCGATGGACACCGCCGCCATCAGGCCCTGACAATGATTCACTCAGGCAAGCTGGAGGAAACCGATGTCCCAGTGTTGGTGCGAGATGCTGACAACGCAGATGCGCGCGTGCTGTCTCTTGCCGCCAACATCATGCGACTGCCACTGCACCCCGCGGACCAGTACGAAGCGTTTGCGGCGATGCTCGATGAAGGGATCGACCGGCAGGCGATTGCAACTCGCTTCGCTCTACCTCTCAAGGATGTCGACCAGCGTCTTGCGCTGGGCCGGGTCACACGGCCCTTCCTCACCGCCTACCGCCAAGACAAGCTGACCGTCGAGACCATCATGGACCTGTCGGCCCTGTCCACCAGCCGGCAGTGGGAAGTCCTCAAGCTGATCGACGAGCAGGGCGGTCTTGATGGCAGGGGCGTAGACTGGAAGATCCGCAACCTGATCAACGACAAGTCGCTGTGGTCGCACACTGCAGTTGCGAAGTTTGTTGGCCTCAACGTGTACGAGCAGGCAGGTGGCCGCACCGAGTACTCGCTGTTCGATGACAAGGTGCGCCTCATCGACACCGACCTCCTTTACAAACTGGCCGAAGGCATGGTGCCTGGCTGGGTCGAGGCCATGCGCGCCGACGGCTGGATGTTTGCCATGCGCGAGCAGGACATGCCCAAGAAGTGGGATCGCTGGGAGCGGCACTACTCCGGTCCGGTGTTCACCGAGGAGCAGACCGTCAGGCTGGCCGTCCTCGACCAGCGCCTCGATGAGCTGCACGACATCGACGCTGACGAGTGGACCGACGAGCTCGAGGACGAGCAGGACAAGATCACCGACGAGCAGCATGACATTCGCCACGATGCGCCGATGAGCTTCACGGCCGAGGAGAAGTCCGAGTCGGTTGCTGTTCTCCACGACGATTGGCGCGTGACCTTTGGTTACATCTGGCCCAAGGCGCAGGCGGCACCGGAGGAGGGGGCCAAGCCTGCGGCGCCGGAGGTCAAGGGCTGGTCGCAGAAGCTGGTCGATGACATTGAGTCTCACGGCACGGTTGCTGCCCAGCTGGCGGTGATGCGCGAGAAGACGCTGGCCGACGACATGCTGCTGGCCGGCCTCTATCAGGACACTATCGCCGCCAACGTGACGCGGGTGCTGGCGCTCAACTCGGCGGATCGGTTCGCCGAGACCAAGATCAATGCGGGGAGGGACATCACCTCCGCACTGAAGGGCTTCGGCCTCAAGGGCCACGGCTTCTGGTCGCTGGTTGAGCAGATCTCCAAGCTGACGCCCGACGCCCGTCACGAGCTGCGCGCCGTGCTGGTGGCTCGCATCCTCAAGAAGCGCCGCGGCAAGGATCTCGACGAGATGTTCGAGCACACCGCCACCGCCAACGTCTTGGCCTCGTTCAAGCCGGAGAAGGAGTTCTTCGAGCGGCTGACCACCGCCCAGCTCGAGGAGATCCACAAGGAGCTGACGGGGAAGGGGTTCAACACGCCCACGACCAAGCAGTCGGCAGTGGCCATGGTTGTGACGCAGGCCTCGGCCCGCAACTGGGTGCCCAAGTCTCTGAGAAAAGGGATGGCTTTTGTGGACAAGGCTAAGCTCGATCACGATCTCGACGCCGCCGCCAAGAAGAAACCCAGCAAGAAAAGCGTACCTGTAACCACCATTGTCGGCGAGGACGGCAAGACAGAAAAGAAAAGGGCCGCATGACCGACATCACCATACCACCGGAGGAAAGAGCATGAAGCTTGCACATTTTGCCGAAATCCTTGCCGACATGGCAAAGAACCACCCGGAAGCTGAAATCGTTGTGAGTTACCCAGCGCGGCATGCAGGGCATGCGGTGACGCGCCGGGGTGATATCACCGGGTATCGGACGACTCTGCCTGGCCATCCAGTCGTGCCCGTCACGTTGTGGATTGAGGTTGAGCATGCCAGATCGGTGAATGCAGATGAGTGACTGGACCTACCCCAAGAAGGGTGAAAAACGCCCCGTTGGTGATGTCCTTGTCGCCCGCATATGTCGCGGTGGGCCGGAGCAGCGTCTTTGGCAAGCAATGTACGGAAGCGCGGAGGATGCGCCACAGCCAACAGTCACCGTGGCACATTGGCATAAGGGCCGCCAGAAGTGGGTCCACGGCCCGCGTGATGAGCAGGTGCACGGTGTCTATGCGTGGATGCCGCTGCCCGCTCCGCCCGCGGAAGCCAGCGACGATGACGGTCAGCCTGACGAAATACAAGAGTGGGCCGACTATGACTCAGAT